GCCAAAGGGTGCGCGTCCTGCAGAGGCTCCTGATGCGGATACGGCTGACGGTGCGTCAGAAGCTGCTGTTCCCGGCGCTGATGAGCCGTTAAAGGGTGCAGCCCCAGAGGGCCGCACAGAGGCTGGTGCTATGACTGCTGGCAAGAAGGGTCGTAAAGGCACGATATTAACGGGGCCGCAGGGATTGCTTGCTGATCCTGACACAACGCGTCCTCGTCGTTCTTTAATGGGTTTGATTAGATGATGATTAAAAAGCAGCCTCAGAATATTGCTGGTATGATGGGGCAGATTTCTTCGCAACCGGCGCAGGGAGTAAAGGCGGCAACGATTGACCCGTTGGAACGCCTACAGCAGCGCATGGTGGGTCGCACCCAAGGTGGGGCCATAGAGGGCGTGAAGAAAAAGAAAAGTATGCTGAATAGCTTTAGGATGGTGTAATGGCGCAAGTTTCTCCGATAGTGACGCAGCTTGAGCGTCGATATAAGACGTTGCAGTCTCAGCGGTCTAACTGGGAAAATCATTGGCAGCAGCTAGCCGATTATATGCTGCCGCGTAAGGCAGATATTACGAAGAAGCGCACGCAGGGCGATAAGCGCACTGAGTTGATTTATGATGGTACTGCTATTCATGCGGTAGAATTATTGGCGTCTAGTCTGCATGGTATGCTTACCAGTCCTAGCACGCCTTGGTTTTCTATGCGTTTCCGCGATCAGGAACTGCAGCGCAGTGATGAGGCGAATGAGTGGTTAGAGAGCAGCCTTGATCAGATGTATCAAGCGTTTAATCGGTCTAACTTCCAGCAAGAGATCCACGAGCTTTATTATGACTTGGTGGTCTTTGGTACTGCTGCCTTCTATGTAGAGGGCGATGGTGATGGATTGCGGTTTAGTTCTCGGCATATAGCGGAGATAATGATCTCTGAGGATGCAGAGGGCCGCGTTGATACGGTATATCGTAAGTTTAAGCTAACGGCGCGTGCTATTGTTATGCGTTTTGGCGAAGAGAACTCACCGCGCACTGTGCTGGTTGATCAAAAGAATGACCCGTACAAAGAACATGAGATCATACACGCTGTGTTTCCAAGGGCAGAAGCCAAGGGAAAGATGGCAAAGAGCAAGCCTATTGCATCTGTTTATTATCATCTCGCTAGCAAGCAGATCTTGAGCGAGGGTGGCTTTGATGACTTCCCGTTTATGGTGCCGCGTTTTAATAAGGATAGCGTAAGCAGCTATGGCCGATCGCCAGCAATGACTGCGTTGCCAGATGTTAAGATGGTCAACAAGATGTCAGAGGTGACGATCAGGGCTGCGCAGAAGCAGATTGACCCGCCCCTTATGGTTCCAGATGACGGGTTTATGCTGCCGGTAAGAACAACGCCGGGGTCGCTGAACTTTTACAGATCTGGCACGCGTGATCGGCTAGAGCCATTGCAGATTGGTGCAAACAATCCGCTGGGTTTGAATATGGAAGAACAACGGCGCAATGCTATTAGGCAGGCGTTTTATGTTGATCAGTTGCTTTTGGGTGAAGGCCCATCGATGACAGCGACTGAAGTGTTACAGCGCAACGAGGAAAAGATGCGATTGCTTGGGCCCGTTCTGGGGCGGCTTCAAGCGGAACTCCTTCGTCCTCTCATATCTCGCTCGTTTGCGCTGTTGCTCCGGGAAGGTCTTCTCCCCCCTGCCCCGGAGCTTTTACAAGGTCAGGACATTGATATTGAATATGTCTCGCCGCTTGCGAAGGCTCAGAAGCTAACAGATCTGCAGGGAATGTTGCGCGGGTTTGAGGTGCTAACACAGATCGGTGAGGTTGCGCCTGTGCAGGATTACTTAGATCCTGATAAGCTGGTGCAGTATCTTGTTGAAGTTACTGGTATGCCAGCACGGGTTATTCGTAGCAATGAAGAGATTGCGCGGATACGGCGGCAGCAGGCAGAGCAGGCACAGGTTATGGCGCAGCAAGAGCAGGACATGATGCAAGCGCAGCAGGCGCAGCAGGTTGCTCCGCTGGTCAAGGCTATTAGCCAATGAACAAAGTAGAAGAATTGAAATTAGCGTATCGTCGCACGTTTAATACAGAGGACGGTGAGCAAGTAATGAGTGATCTCAAGAAGCGTTTTAGCTTTGAGACAACCACGTTTTCGGGCGATCCATATCAATCTGCATTTAACGAAGGACAGCGCGCAACAGTGTTGCTAATCGCCCGGATGCTGTCCGACGAGAAGGAACCACAATGAGCGAAGAGGCAATCCAAGACACTGGATCTCAAGAAGTCGCAGAGGCGGCACCGGCTAACTTTCTGGAAAGCTTACCAGAGGATTTACGGTCTGAGCCGTCATTAAGAAATTTTGCTGATCCTGCTTCACTAGCAAAAAGCTATGTACATGCGCAGCGTATGATCGGAGCGGATAAGGTGCCGCTGCCGGGTAAGAGTGCTACGCCTGACGAGTGGCGCGCTGTATATCAAAGGCTTGGCGCACCAGATGATGCAAATGCGTATGAGCTAAACTTTGAAAGCGCTGACTTCAGTGACACTGAGTTGAGCGGGCTAAAGGCTGCAGCGCTTGATGCGGGGTTAAACAATACGCAGGCCCAGCGCATTGCGGCGTATCTTGAGGAAACGCTAACGGGTGCTAGGTCTGGCTTTGATGAGGCTGCGGAAGATCTGAGGCACCAAGGTGAGCAAGAGTTACGTCAAGAATTTGGCCGAGCGTTTGAGCAGAAAGTTGAGCTTGCTCAGAAAGCTGCCCATACATTGCTTGGCGGTACTGAGATCTTTGATGAGATCACATTGGCAGATGGTCGTATGTTGGGAGATCATCCGCAAATCGTTAAGATGTTTGCCGGTTTGGCTGAACAGATTGGTGAAGACAGTCTGGAAGGCGCGCCGACAGAAATGATTATGACCCCTGACGAAGCATCACGGCAAATTGCTGAGATGACTGGACGCGGCGGGCCATACTGGGATAAGATGCACCCAGAGCATGAGAGCTATGTACAACAGGTTCTGACGCTCCGAGAGTATCTATAGTGGATAACCGAAAGGCCCACGCATCATGCCTGTGTGTCAGGTGGAGTGACTGCCCAAGCAGTAAGCATTGGCCCCGCAAGGGATAACCACGCGCAGCAATCTGTAACCTAAACTGTAGAAAGGTGAGACAATGTCTTCACAAATCACTACGGCTTTTGTCAATCAGTTCTCCGCGAACATCCAAATGCTCTCGCAGCAAATGGGTTCACTGCTGCGTCCTGCAGTTGATGTGGAAACTGTGAATGGCGAAAAAGCCTTTTTTGATCAGGTCGGTAGCGCTGCTGCTGTTCTGAGAACTACTCGGCACGCGGATACACCGCTGATCGATACACCTCACAGTCGCCGTATGGTAACGATGTCTGACTATGAATATGCGGATCTGATCGATGATCAGGACAAAGTTCGCTTGTTGGTAGATCCGACTTCAACATATAGCCGTGCTGCTGCTGCAGCTATGGGCCGCGCAATGGATGATGTGATCATCTCTGCTGCTCTTGGCAATGCAAAGACTGGTAAAGACGGTTCAACAACTACTGCTTTTGACAGCAACAACCAAATCGGTGTGGGTTCTCCTGCCGCTGGTTTGACATTGTCAAAGCTGCTGGAAGCCAAGGAAATCTTGGATGCCGGTAATGTTGACCCATCAATCCCGCGTTACATTGTTGTAGCTCCTAAGCAGATCTCTGATTTGTTGGGTGACACCACTGTAACATCGAGTGACTTCAACACTGTTAAGGCTTTGGCTCAAGGCGAGCTAAACCAGTTTGTTGGCTTCACATTCATTACATCAAACCGCTTGGGTGTTGACGCATCTAGCTATCGCCGCGTAATTGCTTTCGCTAGCGATGGTATCAAGCTTGCAATAGGCAAAGAGCCAACTGCACGCATTGATGAGCGCGCTGATAAATCTTACGCAACGCAAGTCTACTATTGCCAATCTGTGGGTGCTACACGCATGGAAGAAGCAAAAGTAGTCGAAGTGTTGTGTGCGTAAGGAGAATAGGACATGGCTACTGTTTATTCAGTTCAACAGACTAATGCGACTGCAGATCCTGTTGTTAAAAACCCATCGAATGTTCTTGGCGGGCGTATCCGCGTAGCGCATGGTGTGTACGAAGCATCTTCTTTGGCATCTGGCGATGTCATCCAGATGTTTGTACTGCCTGATGGGGCACGTTTGCTTGAAGGCTCACTGGCGCATGATGCGTTGGGTGGCTCAACAACATTGTCGGTTGGTTATGCTGCGCATACTAGCTCTGCTGGCGCTGCTGTTTCAGCTTCTGCTGCTGCTTACAAGGCTGCTGCTGCGTCAACTGGTGCCCAAAAGGTGGACATCTTGGCAACGCTGGCTTTGGGCTCTGGCACTGTAACAGATACCAATGAAGACGGTGTTATTATCACTGCCACAATGGGCGGTGCCGCTGGCACTGGAACCATTGAGGTGACCATCAAGTACGTGGTTGACTAAGACCTACAGAGCGGGGCGGGCAACCGCCCCCTCTTTTTACATGGAGATGCTTAATGTCTAGCGTGATTGATATTGCCAACAATGCTCTGAACCTAATCGGGGCGTCTAACATTATTAGCTTAACTGAAGACAGTAAGGCGGCGCGCAT